CGAACATTGTGAATAGATCCATGATGCACCTCAGAAGAAGGGATTGCCGTCGAACGGAGACCGCCCCGGCATGTGATGGACGCCACCATAGTTGAGGATATTGCTGAACTTGCTGTTGCAGGTGGTGGGCGTTTGGTCGCAGCCAGGGAACAGGGTGATATTGGTGGACGGCGACAGGCCCGATGTACCACCCAACAGCGTCAGCTGGTTACCGATATGCTGCTCAATGGCGCGCCTCTCGAAATTGCTATTGCCAATCGACCACTCCACATAGCCCGCATTGAACCAACCATCCGTATGGGCCGCTGCCGCGCTCACCGTGATGGCGGTGGCATTCATGCTGACGATCGAGTCCTCCACCGCATAGGCATAGCGATCGACATAGCAGCCTCGTTCATAAAGGCAGTGAGGACAACCGCGCTCCCACCGGAGCCTCAAACCCTGCTCCTGCATCGAAATGCTTTCAGGAACGCAGAGGATCTTGCAGCGATCAACAGCGGGCCAGCTCACTGATTCAATCTCACCGGTCCAGGAGACGCGATACTCATCATCACCAAAATGGCGATCGTATATTATCAAAAATACGGAATCGCTCGGGGGAATTCCCCGATAGAGTTGGGCAACTTCTAAATCACCGGGGGCCACGATGGTGACTTTCTCGGTACCAGCGTCGCCACCCTGGCTAATGCCACCATCGATCGCTAAGCCGCCGCGTATCGCGTCATAGGTTCTGCCCAGATGCAAAAGGGACCGATCGCCGTTGGTGTAATTCCACTGCTGGGTGCCTCGCTGGAATCCAAACAAGGTAATCGGCTGGCCGGACGCCAGTGAATTTTCTCGTGCGTCAAATGTCATCGTCTCGTACACCTCTGAATGTCAGTGCGCAGGTTGCCACGCCGGCAGAATCGGTAACGTGCTCGATCTCCACCCGATCACTACTCAGGCGGCTGAGCGTCATCCAACAGATCCGGCGCACTTGAGCAGGGGCGACAGACACGCCCAACGCTGAGTCGATCTGCAGTCGCTCGACATCCACTGATAGCTCCTGGGATCCCGTAATCCGCCGATGAAACACCGATCCATCAAACAGCTCTATGCGTATGTCCCTGCGCCCCGGGATCTGTTTGCCAAATCGGGTATAGCCGCAATGCGCGATCTCAATAGAGGTCGCTGTATCGACAATGATGGAGACTACAGTCAGGTCATCGGCATGCGTCGGGATCCAGACGGGCACCTGCCTGCCACGCAATCCGTATAGCAACGACCGAAGTGCCGCGCGCTCCTGTCGCCCGCTTTCAACCCATTTCCACGCCCGCACCGGCATTGCCCTGCCAGCAACGTCAGTAATCAATGGGATGGCGGATCCACTGTCCAGCGTCGCGATTATTCGAGCCTGCGAGCTGGTCAGATCCTCGGTCTCATCGGGGCGTTGCTCAAGCACAGGGAATCCGCGGTAGAGCGTTGGTGGCAGCACCTCAACCCAATCACATGGTTCTACGACAACAAAATCGACGGAAGCTGATACTGCCTGGTCTGTCAGACGCTTCAGTTTCGGCTCGGTGCGCAGCTGGGCCGTCCGCGCCGGATACAACCGTGTCCCGGCTGGCCACGCATTTTGCAGCGGCGCTTCAAGGTCGATACCAGTGGCATCGACAGATGCAATAACGGCTCCCTCACAACCGAACACCGAACCACTATGCAAAATCACAAGCCCGCCTGCATGAAAGTCGAGGTATTCTGTGGCACATGGGATACGCAGGGCGGATGCGCTGACTGCCTGCGTCAGCAGTTGTACTTCCGGCCATACCGGCAATCCCCAAACGCGCGATGACCAGTCGAACAGTGCCAAGTCCAGGAACTGTCGCTCCCGGTTCTCGACGTACATCTCAGCATTAAAGCTACGGCGAGGTGCAATACGCAGCGCTCGGCGCTGCTCCACCAAAGTCCGGCTGGCCAGTAGATCGGTCAGCCATTCGAGGCGCTCGGTAATCCCCTCTTCCCAGTCGGGCAAGAATGCCCATATAAGGACGCGATCGGCTGTAACGGGCAGACGCCCGGTATCCGCATTATCAAAAACCCAAACGAGGGTTGTGTCGACTCTGCTGGCGCCATCTTGGGTGACACTGACCTCGTAATCGTACTCTGCCAACGCAGGCCAATCGAATGGAGGCTGGTTCCCATCGATAAAAATGCCATCCACCAGCCCATTGATGTCGACCAGTGATTGATCTGTGAAATAGGCATTCCAGACAGTTACCGTGGAAATCTGTGTCGAGAGGATATTGCCCAGATCAAGGCGCTTCGGGGATACGTGGATCCGGTTGTACCAATCGTCTGCGAAGCCCCTTACCTTGACACCAGGCAGCACCTTGGGAGTGCGCGGGGCTTTGCCATTCGGGCTGAGCACCCCACTAACACCCACCGGTATAGACGATGCTCCGCGATCAGCAAAGAGCGCATTGTCAAAGGCATCAGTGCTGGCAATATTGATGTGGTCAGATGCCTGAGCCAACCAGCCACTGGTCATATGGAATCCCGGGAGCGCTGCCATCGATTAGGGTCCGTCGTACGCTACCGCTACGCCCAGTAGGCCAGTACTTTGCGTGCCGTCTGAATAGGTGGCAAATCGTCCGTCAGGATAAGCGATATTCAATCGATGCCATGGATACACCTTCCATCGATCGGAACCGATTTCCAGTATGTCTCCCGGGTTGTAGTTCGTCATTTTAAGCCAGCGCAGATGCCCGACGTGTCCGATGCTCATAATGTGGCCATCGGTGTTTTGCAGGAACAGCTCATACGGTGTGAGCACCGTCTGCCCATTGAAGGCATTAGGGTTGTACTTGTGGATGGGTGACAGCACCGAAGGGCACTGCACCAAATTAAGGTCTGTCTTGTCGTTGCTTACCGCAAGATCGAGCGCAGAATCCCATACATAGCCACGCAGCTCGCAGTGCAGGTGCGATGATTTGCCATTAAGTGACGAGTTATCCCAGGCGCAACCGTCCCTCTGAGTCCAGAATAGGCCGCACTCCCTGCCGCTGTTGGACCACGTCGGCAAACCGAAGCCGTCAACAACGGAAAAGACATTGGCGTCGATACTAGAAGCCTGACTGGTATGGTGACCATGAAACCACGTGCCACCATTCCACGACCCATACTTCTGCAAGCTACCAAACCCGAGATGCGCATGATCGGTGGTGTCATAGTTGATGGTCACCCATACGGTGTCCGGATTATCGAATGCCGCCAGGTGATAGAAGGCGCTGGCCGGCCAGGTGGTAAACGCGATACGAGAGTAGCGAGGGCACAAGTCGGGGGCAGCAAACACGCCGTTGCGTGCCGCCTCAATGCGGATCTCGTTGGCCGTTGGGGTCGTTAATCTGATGTGCGCTGTGCCCTTGCTAAGCACATCGCCGGTCAGGGTCCAGCCGTTGGCCACCGCGAACGATCGGATCGCAGACAGCAGCTCGGTAACGCTGGCGATGGTGCCGGATTGATAAGACATCACTCTGTCCTCACTGCAAAGAAATCGGATAGGCCGTTGCGGTTCGCATCCTGCAGGCACGTCCATGTTTCAGCGCCAACAGGAATCGTGTTCTCGACGGCATTGTTAAAGCCGGTCACGAACGCAACGTGCTCCAGCGTCCCGTAGGTATTGGCCGTATCGTAGAGCGTGATCGGCAGCAGCGGATATGAACCATTGGTGTCACGGTGTGTCTTTGGCGTGTCGCTTGGCTGGGTGTATGGCCAGGCATACGGGGTTTTCCACGAGCCATCGGTGGATCTGAGATGCAGCCGAGTGGAGTTGCCCTTGAACGGGCATCCAACACTTGCGTCGGAATAACGTACCGCCGTCGCGGTGGCGAGAGGTGCCCCTACAATCAGCGGATACGGGAATTGGCCAGGCATACCAAAGGTCAACGCCTTGCCCAAATACGTGCCCATGTAAACGGTGTCAGCCCGCGCACCGATGACAACCGCCTGGCCGCTGGCAGCAAACCAGAATGGTATTGGCTGGTTCCACAATGGGATTGCTTTGGCGGCCAGTGCACCAGGCTGATTGTCAAAGTTCGAGGCACCCACAAACCCCGTCGCGCCGGTTACAGCAATGTTGTAGTAGTCATTGGTCGGGCGATCATAAACCTGAAAATTGATGTAGACGGGGCCATAACCTGTCATCCCTGGTGCTCGCAACCAAGCGGCTGGCCGTCTTGCGTGATCAAAGTTTGCTGACAAGACGAACTCCGGCAGCCCGACTCGCATAATACGTGTGAAGCTGGTAGAGCCGTTATTCGCTGTTATGTAAAGGCGCCAGTAGCGTTTTGCTCCTGGGCTCGTACCGCCAATGGAGAATTCCTTTTCCTCGTTAGCTGTCCATGTAATAGCAGACCAGCTGGCGCGCGTCGTCCAATCATTGCCGTCATCAGACCACTGCAGGGCAAAGTCACGTGGGCTCTCCGATATCGTTGCGCTACCACGCAACACAATCCGGACCAAATCAAGTGGCTGTACCAGTCGCCATGATATCCACGATGGTGTCTGCAGCGATGCTGCTGTGGACCACCCGTTAGCGTGGTTATGGTATGGGCCCTTGAATGCCGTCCACGCCTCGTAGTTGACCAGTTCGGAGCTGGCGGCTATCTGGTCGACACCGGTGTACCGTAGCACCTCCCAGCGTTCGCTCGCCCCCATTGCACCGATCATGGTGGTAAAGCTGAACTCATCCCCAACCTGAAAGTCTACGGCACCATCGCGGATCAGGAATGAGATGAAGCTGTTCTCATAGAAGGTGCCAACGACCGCGTCTGCCTGCGCTCCTGACACGCTGCCAACTACTGAGAAGGTGCCACCGTTGGTCGCAGCCGCCGTGCATGTGATCGTCCAGGTCTCGGTAACGCCCGCCGGTGTGGCACGCAACTCGACCAGATCGCCGTCACCTGTGCCGGCGTAGCCCACAGAGGAAAGCGTGGCATGACCAGCAAGCAACTCAACCAGCTGCCTCAGAAAATCCAAATGATTCGCGGCCACGCCAACCTTAAAAGCCGACATAAATCACCTCGTCTACCATGTGGGTCATCGTGCACTCCGATATCAAATTTTGAGGATGGAACGAACCTTTGCGGGATCCCGTTGCAGCATCACGAAAAACGCCTCGCGACCGTGCCGGCTATTGAATGCCTGGTCTGCAACACGCTGCGGATCGTCATATAAATGCAGGTCGATATTGTTCCTGAGCGTCGTTTCACCAGCCGCGCTCGGCATTGCCATCTGGGCTGATTGCAGCATTGGTGCCGGCATATCAGGAGCTGGAACGCCTGCCAGTCCGCCAGTGGCATGTCGTACCACTCCCGACCAATCACGCAGTGCAACCATCCCGCGCTTGTTAAAATCAGTGAGGAAGTCGAGCGCGCCAGGCTGGGTTACCACGGCGGCGCGCGTCACAAACTCCTGGTCAGATAGCAAGGCAGGGATACTGTCGCTGGTGGTGGTGACGGGCCCGCGCACATGCCCACCGTCAGCGAATCCCTTGAATGCCAGTGCCGCAACGACGGCTGCGAGGCCGATCGCTGCTGCGGTACCCCAGGATCCGATAGACGCGGCTATTGCGGCAGGCGTCCAGGCGGCGGTGGTCTCAGCTGCTGCGGCAGTGCTGGTGGCTGTCTGCGTTGCCAGTGCGGTTTGGGATGACGCGGTCATGGTTGCGTCAGTGGCGAGCTTGGTGGCTTCTACGCCTTTAATGGCTACTTCCGCCTGTGCAGCGTTGCCGACAATGCCATCAAACATGTTCGTCAACCCGCTGAATGCCTGGTTGGCGATTTTGTCGGATGCGAGCCGGAGCATGGCTTCTGACAGCGTGCCCGCGAACGACAGTGCGGCGTCCTTCAGGCTCATCGTGCCTTTGGCCAATCCCTGAATGGAATCACTCAAGCCGGTTTCAAACGCATTTTTAAACGCCAATTCCAGCTCGCTGGCCGTGTTTTTTAGCTCCTCGACTTCGCCACGCATGTTCTGAATATTTTCGACCATCTGCGGGTCGCCGGTGATCTCGGCCAGCCGCTGCATCTCAGGAATCATGCCATCGATCTGTTCGGCCGTTTCAGCATGCAACGCCACGATCTTCCGGCGTGCATCAACCTCACTGATCAGCCCGGACTCCACTTGCGTCTGGATGCTGGATTCCTTGCGCGCCTGGTCCGAAAACACGCGATCCATTTCCGCCTGCAGCTCGGTTATACGTGCGCGGGCGGTTTCGACATCAATCAGCTCTCGGACCATCGCGGCTCCGGCGACATCGCCACGAGCCTCCAGTCGAGCCAGCAGGTCACCGTACTGCTTTTCCAGCTGGGCCGCAGTTGCTTCTACTTGTTTGCCTTGCCCAGCCAGCAGCCGCTGGTTGATGTTTTCCACGGCAGTATTATCGGCACGCGCCTGGGCAGCCTGATCAACTGCCGCCAGGGTTTCCAGCTGTGCGCGTACTGCAGCCTTCTGCGACTCGGTGAACTTGTAGGTGCCATTTTCCAGTGACGCCAACACCTTTTCACTGAAGCGCTGGGTCTCGGATAGCTTTTGCTCGGCATCATTGGCGGCCTTCAGAACGGCGATGCGCTCGGCGAGCTGGCGGTTCAACGAGTCATAGGCCGTCGCCTGCTTCGATCCGGATTTAGTGACAGGCTTGTCAGCGTACTTTGCTTCGATCGCTGCAATATTCTTATCAACACGCTCTGGCGCCAATCGCTCGTCGTTTGGGTCTGCCTTACGGATGGCATCGAGCTGCTGCCGGTATGCCTTTATTTCGGCAGTACGCTTGGCTGCCTTGTCCAGCAGGCTTTCCTCCAGCGCGTCGATTTTAATGCCGGCGGCGATCGCAGCATTATTTGCCCGCTGCTGCTCTGCTTCCTTTTCCGCCTCAGCCTTGCGCGCCTTCTGGGCTGCGATCTCTGACCTCAACTCGTCGATGCGATTGTTCAGGCCGGCGCTACGGCCGTAATAGACAGAGGTATCACGGCGCTTTTCCAGTGCAGCCAGCTCGGCTTCCAGATCCTTTAACGATCTGGTGCGCCACACCCCGAGCATTTCATCCCAGGCTTCTGCGGCACCTTTCTTGATCTTGGCCCAACCCTTTTCGATATCACCTTGGTTTTCAGCGATTTCCCGCATCCGCTCATTCTGCACGCCCGTCAGCGTGTCAATGGCCAGCTGTACGGCCTCAACCTCCTTACCCTCAGCCTGCAAGGCAGCAATCTGGTCGTATACCGCCAAGGTCAGGAAGTGATACTGATCATTCAGGGCAGCAATGCCTTTTGTCGGATCATCTACGAGCTTTTTAAAATCCTCGACTGTGTCACCCACCGCACGGCCGATGGTGTTCTGCATCAGCACTGCGGTAACGCCGATCTGTTCCAGCTGTTGCTCAGTGAACTTGCCGGTGCGGGCAATTTCGGCCAGGGCGGCCGCTGCCTGGCGCTGGGTGCCGGATATACCGTCGATACGTGCGGCCATGTCGTTCATTGCGCTGGCCGTGGTGCCGGCCACATTGCCGGTCATGATCAATGCCTGGTTGTACTCGTCGGCCTCGTTGGTGCCCTGGTAGTAGGCGATACCAGTGGCGACCACTGCGGCGGCGACGGCGCCCAGCGCCAGGGTCATGGGGTTGATCGACTTCAGCACAGCGCGGGCGGCATTGCCGATACCACCGAACGAGTCCCGGATCTGCCCGCCTTGCTGCACTGCCACCATCCAGATCGGCATGCCGGATACCAGTGATGTGGTGATATCGGTGATCTGCATCGGCAGCTGCCGCATTGCCTGCTGGTACTGGCCGGCCGTCAGTGCTGCCGCCTTCATGGTCTGGTCGCTGCCCGCCAGTGCTGCGCGCTGTGATTGCAACTTGCCGTAGAACGTATCGAAGGTCTCAGCGTCAAGGGCGCCGGATTTACGTGACGCGCGCAGCCGGCGCTCCATATCATCCAGCTCATCCAGCTTGCGGATTACCGGATCAATGCGGCCCAGCAACTCGGACAGTTCTCGCGCTTCATCCTGAACACTATCTTTTGAATTACTGGTGGACCTGCTGACACGATCCTGAGCCTGCGCATGCCGGTCTGCAGCACTCATTGCAGCCGACTGAGCGCCGACCACTGCCTGCCAATTGGATGATGCGGCTTTGGCCGCAGCACCGCTCCTTTCGGCTGCTTCGGCCTCCCGGTTGATCGCGTTCTGATGATCGAGGCTGGCGGCCACTACCTGCCGGATACGCTCGGCTTGTTGCTCCGCAGTTTCGTTGGCTTTTACAAAGGATGCCTGGGCCTTATTGCCAGCATCTTCGATGGTGTCGCCGAATTGCTCGATGGCGCGCTGGCCATCCGCCAGATCGGCTTTGATGCGTAGAGCAATTTCCAGGTCTTTATTCGACATGACGGCGCGCGGGATCGTGGAGTGTGGTGCCAGTTTCGCGCGCGCGCGGGGAGATGTAATATGGACACGTCAAAAACACAACAAAAGGGTCGCCCAATCCTCATGCAAGGGGGCGATCTTGGCTCCGGGTTACTCTCGTCCCGGAAGCTCCGCATATCTGGATTAATCAACGTCCAGACTGGAAAGCAGGTGGGGATCTATCTAGCCCCGAACACAAACGATCCCAATCGATGTTCAGTTGCCATTGCTGGCTGGCTGCTGAGGTATTCAGTCACTCAGTTGTTTGAGCAGTGCACTGGCATCCTTGCCACCGGCAAACGCCAGATTCGTATCACTCAACCGTTCCGCCCTGAGTCGCTTCTGTCGTCTCAGTACAGCGTCATAGAGCAACAGGATCTGACGTTTGGTCATTCGTCCGATGCTGGCTGGTGTGCCGTCTCCATATCCGGCGGCGATGAGGGAGTCGTAGACGTCCGACCATCGCGCAGACTTTCGACCGCGCGCCGCGCGAGCTTTCGATTGAACACGCGGCGGATAAAAAAAGGGCCGTTGACTGTCCACCACACCATCATCAGCGTGTATCCATCATCCTGGCCCAGTCCCGCCACCCAGCACTCATCGATGTCCGCAGCTGCAGCCATCAGTGGCACCAGCGCATCGGCGTGGTCCGCCAGTATGCCCATGATCACCTCCAGCTCCGGAGGCGTGCCCTGATCGGGGACCGCGCCATAAAGGGCATCGACGATAGGCTGTGTCAAAGGCCGCAAACGCAGCCCCTCGACAAAGCCGTACTCGCGCACCACCAGCTGCCGCCCGGCGATCTTCACCGGTTGCTCCGGGTGCAATACCGCCAGATCCTGCTCGGCTTCTGCACCAGGTGCAGGTTTTTTCACGGGTGGATCAACCTTGGTAGCCATCACGCAGCCTTCAGATCAATGCGCCCAAACCCACCCAGATTCGCATCGGCAGCGTTGACGGTGTCGTACAACACGCTGCCGGTCAGCGGAAACTGGCCATATTCTTCGTGGATCAGGCCCAGATCCGACACCGGGTCGAACTTGCAGCGGTACAGCGTCACGATCACCGGCTCGTTTGTGTCGGTATTGATGCCGTCCAACATGATGTACCGTTCCGGCGGCGCACTGGTGAACAGTGTGAAGGAGTCCAGGGCGGCGTAGCTGTAGGCCGCATTGAAGGGCTGCGTAAAGCTGGCGACATCCAGCAGCTTGATCAGGCCGGCATTGCCCGACACGACCTCGTAATGCGTGTCCAGCGTCAGCGTGGCCGGCGATCCACCGGCAGAGTCGGTGATCACGATGGACGAGGCAAACGGATGATCCAGCTTCACATGATCGCCCGCCACCAAACCGGTATCGAACGCTTCGCCGGTAACTGTACCCGTCACCACCGCCAGCTCGCTGGCCCACAGCGCCAGTGCAATGTTATTCGGCAAAAACTCGTCGAACGCCAGATTCAGCGTCGCCGTTTTCCCGCGCTGAAGACGCCCATACTGCAGCCGGTTACCCGAGAACGACTCGGTCTTGTTGGTGCTTTCGGTGCTCATCTGCAGCGTCATGGTCGGGACGTTGCCCATCCAGATCGGCTTGCTCAACTTGCCATTGGCCAGCCGCTCACCGGCGTAAACTTTTCCCTGGAACGAAAACAGGCTCATGTATTACCTCACTTCGCGTCAGCAGCGATGATGTCGTTTTTGATGAGCCAGGCTTTATCAGCGGCATTGACGCTGATCTTGTCGCCGGGCTGCAGTTTCACACACTGATGAGTATGTTGCTTCTTCAGCACCACTTCTTCCAGTGGTGTCTTTTCTGGTTTGCTCATTGCCTGCTCCCAATGGAATGTTGAGTTACGTAAACCTCGCCCCACAGAATGGTCGAGTCGTTTGAATCCAGAGGCTCACCGCTGACAAACTGACATGGGCGCGCCATGGGTAGATCCGGCGTCCAGCCGATGATTGCCGATCGCACCTGGCCAACGACACCATCAAGCGTCTCAGCCTTTTCGGCGGCATCGCGCCGATAATTGCGAACTGCGATCACAACACCGAACAGCACGCTCACCACCTGGCGATTACCGCCAGCCCGGTTGCCCGCCGGATTGGGTTCGCCGGATTCTTTGGCGAGCACCGCGTACGCGCTGGGAGTGCGAAACTGCCGCAGATCCTTAATTGCCAGATACTCCGCCTGCTCACCGACTTCCTGAAGTACAGAAATGGAGCGCAAGCGTTGGGCCACCAGACTGATATCGAATGGCTCGTTCACCGAAACTTACCCAGTTCCTTACGACTGAACACCGACGGATCGCTATCGAACTGCACGTCGATATTGGCGCTGTCAGTTGCCACCGGATCGTTGTAGCCCAGGAACAACTTGCCGTCGGCAACCTGCTGCAGCATCTTCAACGCGTCGCGATAACCACGCACCACCGGATCCGATCGCTCATCACCGGCCAAGTGCTGATGCAGAAAAAAACGGGCGATCTGCCTGCACCACTCCACAACAAGACCAGGCACAGGCTCAGCCAGCGGCACCGTATAACGCCGCACCAGAAAGCCGTCGATCATTTCACTGGCGCGGGTGACTGCTTCATCGATCCGCGCCAGGGCATTGTCGGCCCGTGCAATCTCATCGTCGCTCCACCCATCGCGGTTAGCCGCGAGCAGAGTCAGCTCCATCAATTCATGGGGCACCATCTGCTGGTGCTCGTCACTGGCAATCTGGGCCAGCTCACGGGCACCCGGACGTTCGATGAGATCTGCATGGGCCAGGTACATCAGGCGCGCTCCTCAATGCCCTCGAACTCGCCTTCTTCCACCACCAGGTTGCGCTCAGCCTTGAGAATCGCGATCTGCTCTTTGGTCAGCGCCGATTCGGCGATGCCGAAACCTTCGGGCGTGAACGCAAAGCCGCAGCGGCGGAAACCGGTGGCGGGGCGTGAGCGGATAAAGAAGCCTTTCACGGCAGCGGAACCAGCCGCTGCCTTGGATTTATCATTTGCCATGATGCATAGCTCCTATCAGGCCAGCCAGGGCGTGACGAGCACGTCCACGGCATCGCGGTT